TTGTATTTGTTGAAGCAACAGTTGTAGTTGTTCCGTTAACTGTTAAATCACCTGAAAGTGTTAAATCAGCAAATGTAACATTATCACTTGTTGATAGTGATTGGTTTGTATCAGATAAATCTGTAGCAGCTATTGTAATATTAGCAGAACCATCGAATGATTGTCCAGCAATTGTTCTTGCTGTTTCTAAAGTTGTAGCTGTATCAGCATTACCTGAAGTATCCTGATTACCTGATGTGTTAACACCTGGTAAATTTATATTAGCAGAACCATCAAATGATACGCCACCAATAGTTCTTGCTGTTTCTAAAGTTGTAGCTGTATCGGCATTACCTGTTACGTCACCAGTAATATTACCAGTAAATGTACCAGCGATTGCACCAGTACCTGTGATTGTAGGACTAGTTAAATTTTTGTTTGTAAGTGTTTGTGTAGAATTTAATAATACAACATCACTTGTGTTTGATAAATCAGTTGAAGCGATAGTAATATTAGAAGAACCATCAAATGATTGACCAGCGATTGTTCTAGCAGTTTCTAAAGTAGTAGCTGTGTCTGCATTACCAGTTACATCACCTGTTATATTACCAGTAAATGTACCAGCGATTGCACCAGTACCTGTAATTGTTGGACTTGTTAAAGACTTATTAGTTAAAGTCTGTGTAGTACCAGAAAATAAAGTATCTATTTGAGATAGTGTTGCTCTACCCTCGGTACCACCATCAGATATTAAAATCTGATCGCCTGCAACTAGTGTTGAACCTGTTAAATCTGTTGCACCGTCAATATTAACAACGGCTTCTACATTACCAAACTCTAATGCTGTACCACCTGAATTAACTTTTAAAACCTGACCAGTTGTTCCTATTGATAACGAAGCTCCTAAACCACCGTGAGTAAGACCTATAAATTCACCCGATTGGTATTCTGATAAACCTGTAGCGTTATTACTACCATCGAATACTGTTCTAATTGGTACTTTAACTGACATAAATTTTTTCTCCTATTTCTATTTATATGATTTTTTCATTAAATATTTCCATTTATATGATTTTTTCATTAAAAACTAAATAACTCAAATTTTCCTTGAGCATCTCCATTTGATTTAGTAAATTGTGTAAATACACTTGTTTTTGATGATGTAGCGGCCATAGTAAAGGTTGTGGCTGCTGTAACTAATCCACCAGCCTGTGTAAACAAAGGAACTGAACGAACTGCAATACCTGTAGCAGCATCAGCCCTTGCGATTGTATCTGTTCCAACTTTTGAACCTATCGGTAATGTGGCACCTGTAGCCGAAATTGTTATAGTTCCACTTCCATCACCTGAAATTGTGGCACCGTTCAAGTCAATCGTATTACCTGACAGGTAAATATCTCTCCATCTCAATGATGATGTTCCTAAATCGTATGTAATATTTGTATCAGGTACTAATGCCGTAGCAAATCTACCTGTTACTGTAATTGTATCACTTGTAGCATCTCCAAGTGTAACATTACCATTTAATGTTGTAGCACCAGTAACTGTTAAATCTCCAGTTGCACTAATATCTGCTGCTCTAATGTTAGATTCTGTTATTGATAAATTGCCTGTACTAGACCCTGTAAATGTACCAGATCCAAATACAACTTCGTCTTCAGATTCATCATATCCTAAGAAAATATTATTATCATCACCTCTTTCAATAATAATACCAGCGTCACCTGTTGCTGAACCTGTACGTCCATTTCCTAATTCAAATAGTTTATCTGATACAACTGTATTAGTTGATGAAATTGTTGTAGTTGTTCCGTTTACGGTTAAATTTCCTGTAACTGTCAAGTCATTACCAACTGTAACATCATCTGGCAAACCAATTGTAACAGTATTGTCTGTGACAGCAGCTTCAATTTCGTTTGAAGTGCCAGCAAAAGTAAGAGTATCTGTTAATAAAGAAACGGTATCTGTAGTCGAAGAACTATCTCTAATAGTTAAATTAGTAGCAACATTTACCTCACTAGCAGCTGTTAATCTACCTTGTTGGTCAACTGTAAAGGTAGGAATTGTTGTTGTTGACCCATAACTACCTGGAGTTACGGCTGTGTCGTCTAAATCTATTGAAATTTCATTATCAGCAACCGTGGTTGTAATACCTGTTAAACCTGAAAATGTTAAAGTTTCTCCAGTTGTGTAAGTGTCATTAGAACCACTATCAGCAGCTAAAGTAATTATCTGATTTAAAGTTTGATATTCTAAAGCACTTGCACCAGAATTTACTACTAAAACCTGTCCTGCTGTACCTAGTGATGATAATCCTGTACCACCTGAAAATGTAGGTATAGTTTCGCCGGATTGATACTCTGCAATACCAGTAGGATTATTTGATCCATCTAATACTAGTCTAATAGGTGTTTTATCTGCCATATCTCTCCTTAAAATTCATATGCGGGGTTTTCATCATTGAAGTTAGTTATATCAACTGCCTTTGTGCTTAAACCACCTGAAGCAGTATAAACTTCATCAAATAATTTTCTTGCTGAATTAACTTTAAAAGCAAACTCACCCGCAGCCGTACTTAAACCATCTAATCTTGTAAAAACATCTACTCTAGTTTTAACTGATCTTCCAACAAATATATCTCTAAATGTCGAAGTTAAGGAACCTATATCATAAGCATTATCTGTATCACCTATAATATTAGTACCTACACTTGTTAAGTCTGTAGAACCTGCTGAAGTATTATTTGCAACTTCAACAATACTTAAACCACTACGAACATAAAGTTTTCTATCTGCTGTATTTACTGCGACTTCACCGTCTGCTAAATCGCTTGTTGTAGGTACCGAGGAAGCTGTTGTACTTCTTTTTAATTTAATTATTGTCGCCACTATATTTCCTATCTATTAAGGATAAGTTCCACCATCTATAGCTGTAGTAGTAACAACACCAGATGTAACTGTAAAGTTATCTGAACTAAATGAAGCAACACCTTTATTTGAAGTTGTTGCTAACTCAGCAGCAATAGTTAGTGTACTACCTGAAGCTGTTGTGTCAATACCTTCTCCAGTTAAAAACTCTAATGTACCACCAAGTGACACAGAACCAGCAGTTGAACTTTCATCTGTAAATGAAATTGATGAATTTGCTAATTTAGCATTTGTAACATTACCATCTGTAATTTTAAGTGTTGTTACTGCGTTTGTAGCAAGTTGATTAGTGCCAATACCAGAAGCTTTAACTCGTAAAGCATCACCTGATACTTCAATAGTAGTATCATCAACAGCAACATCTAAAGTATTACCTGTTTTTGTTAAAGCGTCACCAGCTGATATTTGGCCAGCACCAGAGAATTGAGCAACTGTAATGTCGTCTGTTCCTAATGTTGGTGTTCCATTATGTGTAAATACATAACCGTTATCAGCGTTAGCAGTACCTTCTTCAACAAAAGTAAATGCACCACCTGTTATTTCTGAAGCTTGATCGGCGTCAGGTGTTCTAGTTAAAACATAAGCACTTGATCCGTCACCTACTGTTGTAACTTTGTATATACCGTTTTCAACAGGATCAGTTTGATCTTTTAATAATACTCTATCGTTTGTTGATGGAGTTTGACCATCAATTGAAAAAGCACCGTTTGAACCAGCAGTAATTGTACCAGCACCATTGTCATAAGTACCAGCAACATTGACTGTTGAAGCATATCTAACAGAAGCTTTTACATCTAAACCATTAGCAACACTATCTACGTATGCTTTCGTAGCAGCATCCTGAGCACTTGATGGATCAGTTACGTTTGTAATTCTACTTGAATCTACATCAACAACACCAGAACCTTTTGGTGCTAATTTTAAGTCAATGTTTGTATCGCCACCTGTTGTAGCAATCTGAACAGCATTACCTGTAGCAGCGTTAGTAATTTCTAATTCGTTTACAGCACTTGTAGTAGTTTGTAATAAAATTAACTCATTACCATTCGCATCAGCAATAAAACCACCATCAACAAATTTAGGTGCTGTTAGTGTTTTATTTGATAATGTTTCTGTACCTGCTAAAGTAGCAAATGAACCATCTGATAAAGCAGAATTAAATTCAGCAGTTGTACCAGTTAATGTTCCTTCAGATAAATCTAATGTGATTGTGTTACTATCACTATTGATTGTTTTGTTTGTTAATTCTTGTGTACCAGTTA